AAAACGAAAGCAGCTCGGAAAACAGCTGAAAAACACGCTGCTAATACTGAAGTTCAATAATTTCACGATTTCTTCCTAAAAGCGCAACTCATTGATTTTCAATGGTTGCGCTTTTTTTCATATTTTTAGCATTTTCTTGTTTACAAGTGCCGATTTTTAGTGTATAATAGTCTCGTAAGGAATACCACCACAAACCATGACTACTGTCAATTACCCATACCGAGCTGGTGCTTTTTCAGGCGCCTTAGGAGCGCTAGCATATGATCAACAGGTACATAAACTCCTTGATTATGATTGGGAAAAAATGAATGAATTTCGTCTAATCATTGATAAAATTGTCGCTGAAACTGAAGCGCGCTGTAAAAATCACGAACAACAATAATACACCTATATGAATAACCGCACTGTACTTAAAGTCAAAAATGACGACGAAGGCTGGAATATCATCAAGCATCATCGCGTCACCGCTAAAGCATATAACCTGCGTGAACGTGCAAACGAACTGACAATTCCTGGGTATGAACCTGTCTTTATGCGGGTTGATCTGTTTGGTCGCCTTGGCAAGAACAATCCAAACCGTTCTAAATACAGCACCGTCGGTCGCCGATATTCAAACCCTGCACAACGCATTGCATTTAAAGATGCGGCAGAAATCGCAGTATACATCAATCATATGCGTCGCTCGCCATGGTCGACGCATATGACTCAAACAAGCGAACCTTTTAACATCCACAAATGAATGCAGTACATCCAACACGTAAGACCACGCTTGTCTTAACGGCATCTTTCCAACCCTGCGGTTTCTTTAGTGCTCGCAGCGCTATTCGTAACTTGATGGTCGGGGGCGTCAAGGCATATGACATTCATGGCAATGTTCACGACTGGAAAAGCTGGATCAGCAACGACGACCATCTTGAACCAGACCATCCTTCACTGCGTAGTGTCAATGCCGAATGGGCAATCCCTACAATTGTAGTCATCCCAGGATACTTTGGCAACTTCAAGCAACGCTCTAAGCGCCGCAATCGGACTATCAACCTGCGTCAGCTGTATCACGTATATGACGGCCTTTGCCAATATTGTTTAAAGAAGATTCCATACACACAAGCTACTCGGGACCATTTGCTTCCGCGCAGCAAAGGAGGTGGAAATCATGATGACAACATTGTCTTGAGCTGTAAGAAGTGCAATACCAAGAAGAGCAACAAGTTCCCGTATTTCAATGCACACGGTAGCGAAGTAAAGCCGCGCTTGCTTAATGATATTGAGTTTAGTGCACTGTCTGAAAAGGTGCTGCGCCGTCCAGAATGGGAACAGTTTATGTAAGGTTGTGAAAATAATTCATTTTTAAGAATCTGTTTTGTATAAATAAACTCACATGGAACGATATCCTCAACATCAGCTATGGTCAAGAATTTCACGACTCACCCTCGTGATCTTAATAGCTGCATGTGGCATCATTCCTAGTGTAGCAGGATTTAATAAAAAAGATCCTAACCTCACATAACATTTCAGAACATAACTTAAGACTTCATAAACCTTCGTTCTGGAAATCCCAAACGAAGGTTTTTTTATTTTCAACAAACCATAAAAAGTAATTTACAAACCCAAGTTTTTAGTTTATAATAATCCTGTCAGTCGCTCATGGAATCCGTTCCGCGATGCAACTGAAAATAAACGAAAATTTAAATTTACAAATTCTAATTTTTAGTTTATAATAATTTCATAATCGGCGACAGCAACACAACCTGTCGCACCGATACTCGAATCGCCCGCCAGGTGCTAATGAAAACTGGTAACGACCGTGGATGAACGGCTCGGATTCTGAAGAAGGATGCGATGACAATAAGTTAAGAAAACAGGAGCGCTCAGTCCCTGTGTAACAAGATGTGCTTTCTAACGAATGCTCGGTGAGTCGATGATCTACGCGTTGTAGAATCTCCTCACAACGAACCATGTTATGAGAGAATACCAACACATCAACTGAGAAATTTTCATGCGTCACTAAAGCAAGCGGCTTCTTGCAGCAAGACTGTAAATCTTGTCCCTTCACGGGGGAGTGGATCGACACCACAGGGGCGCACTCCCTCTTTATTATAAATAGCTATATGAATTATACTGTTTATAAGATCACTAATACAATCAATGGTAACATTTACATCGGTGCACACCAAACTGAAAATCTTAATGATGCATACTTTGGATCTGGTAAGTTATTAAAGCGCGCTTTAAACAAATATGGAGCTGATAATTTTACAAAGGAATATTTAAACGTTTTCGATAATGAAGATGAAATGTATGCTTATGAAGCCGAACTGGTAACATCAGAATTCATACAGGAATCTACTAATTACAATATATGTCCCGGTGGTCATGGCGGATGGACATATGTTAATTCAGTCTATCAAAAAGACCAAAGACGTTTAAAATCAAACGGTAAACCCGGCGGAGATGCATTAGCTAATAGGTTAAAGACTGATGCTAACTTCCAAAATATACATCGTAACCGATTCATAGAAACGATGAAAGGCGTTGATTATTCAAAAGAAAACAACGGCTTTTTCGGTAAAACCCACTCGATTGATTCTCGATTAAAGATAAGCATAAAACTTAAAGGAAAACCTTCAGGCATGCGGTGGATAACAAACGGCACCACTGCTAAACAATTTTCAGTAAAAGAACCAATTCCAGACGGCTGGAGAGCCGGTAGAAAATAATTTCAAACAAACCTCCAGTAGCTCAGTCGTGGTTAGAGCACCTGCCTTATAAGCGGGAGGTCGTGGGTTCGATCCCCCACCTGGCGGACCAACAATTTATGGAAGCGTGGCAGAGTCTGGTTTAATGCGCTAGTCTTGAAAACTTGAGGAGTCCTTAAAACTTCCGTGGGTTCGAATCCCACCGCTTCCTCCAATTTAATGCGGGATTCGTATATTGGTTAATATGTGAGTTTTCCAAACTTGAGAGGAGGGTTCGATTCCCTCATCCCGTACCAATTTTTTCTAAACCACCTGTAGCTCAGAGGAAGAGCACTCGGTATAAATAACGATACATGAAACGAACTTTATCCGAATGTCCTATATGCAATCGTCTAATTTCTTTAAGTAATATTTCAAAGCATGTTAAATCATGTAATGGTATACGTAAAAAAAAGTTGCCTGGCATAGATTTTAATGTAAAAGGCACATGCGGTGATGCATGGAATAAAGGTCTTACTAAACAAACTTCAGCTTCGCTTAAACAAGCGTCACAAACATTGAGCGATAGATTTACATCAGGTGAGTTAAAACCAGTTGGTTGTTGTTTAATGACGTCCGAACAGCTATCAAATCAGGCTAAATTAAATAAATCCGGAGGGTATAAACCAAATGCTGGAAGAGGTAAGAAGTTTAAAGTAAAAGATTCTTTTGGTGATATTGTTAATTTACAATCTTCATACGAAAAGATAACTGCTGATTTGCTTGATGATTTAAACATTAGATGGATACGCCCACAATATTTACGATATGGCGATAAGAAATATTTTCCAGATTTCTTTTTAGTTGATCTAGGTTTTTACCTTGATCCTAAGAATGATTATCTTACAATAATTGATACTCCTAAGATCCAATCAGTGATGATTGAAAATGATGTTAAGGTGATGATCCTTTCTAAAGATCAACTAACAAAAGAATATTTCCAAACCTGGATTAGCTGAGGGGATTAGCAAATGCTTGATAAGCGTTAGACACAAGTTCGATTCTTGTATCCAGGACCATTTTTGAGTGCTGAATGAAACGGTTACTTCCCTATTAATGAAACAACCAACCGTTTCAAATTGTTGCCTCAACTCTTTTATGCTAACGTGGGGGAATGGCTACTCACCTGCCTGCAAAGCAGTATTATGTCGGTTCAAGTCCGACCGTTAGCTCCAATTTTAATGCGCGTGTAGCTCAGAGGCAGAGCGGCTCCTTTACACGGAGATGGTCGGGGTTTCGATATCCTCCATGCGTACCACTTTAACACGTTGTTCGTCTAATGGTAAGACACCGGTCTCCAAAACCGAGGACGTAAGTTCGATTCTTACACTTCGTGCCAATTTAAATAGATAGCGGATAGGACAAGATGGTTAGTCGCCACCCTCATAAGGTGGATCTCTGCTGGGTTCGAGCACCAGGTCCGCAACCAATTTTGGTATACGAATGTGAAATGCAGATAGCCAGAAACTCACCTGCATGTGAGTCATGCAACGGCCGTTCGTATACCAATTCTTTTATAATAGAGACGTAGCTCAGCGGTTAGAGTGCTTGCCTGTCACGCAAGATGTCGCGGGTTCAAATCCCGTCGTTTCTGCCAATTTTAATAGCAGGGTAGAGAAGATCGGTCGATCTCGCTTGGCTCATAACCAAGAGGCTACTCAAACGCGCATAAGTGGTTCAAATCCCGCCCCTGCAACCAATCTAATTTTTAACTACACTAAGCTTTAATGGTGAAGCGGCTGTCTGAAGAACAGCAAAAGACGATTCGAGCGCGTCAGTGTGGACCATTTTTGAGTGCTGAATAAAACGGTTACTTCTTTGAGCGAAACACACACCGTTTCAACACGTTGCCTCAAACCATTTTCAATGTAGCTGAGAAAGATGCAAGCGGTTATGCGAAACGCCTTAGGGTAGATTCGGTCATTCGACGCATAATGAACACCGTAAGGTTATAACAGAGTGGAACTCACACTCTCATTGAACAGTTTTCAAGTGACGAAGAATAGAGATACTTCACAATAAACAGGTGTATGTGGGTTCGAGTCCCATCAGACAGTGCATACCGTCTGTAGGCTAATTGGTAAAGCCACCCGTCCTCAAGCCTTTATTCGCTTATTTCCTTGAATCATTTTAATTGCTCTGCCGTTTGGTGCGGACGAATCTTTCATAAGGATTCAGGTTGGGTTCGATTCCCAATAGAGCTACCAATTTTGGTATGTTAAAAAGCTTGTTTCAACAGGCATAATGGGCATACCCTTCAGAATTTCGGTGATCTGAAGTAAAAGAAAACACCGTACATTTTCAAATCCCAGATAATTCAATGGCAGAATGCAGAGCTGTTAACTCTGAGGCCCTTATAAGGTACATCGTGGTTCGAGTCCACGTCTGGGAGCCATTTATGAATGTGTAGCGTGCAGTAAGAGGCAAGGTCCCGTTATGAGGCGACGGATATGTTGGTTCGACTCCAATCCACATTCTCACTTTTCAACAGATAGACTGTGGTTGGTCACTTGAAATAAGATGCATACGGATAGTCGATGGATCCCCGACAAAGTAAGTAATGCTGGAGCCGTAGCGAGCTCCTACTGTTGAACGGTTTTGTATAAATATTCATATGAATCAACCATTTACCACAACACACGATCCTCTTGTTTTTGCTGCACAGGCAATTCTTGAGGATACCGTCCCAGTTCCAACATCGCTAATCTCACCTGCTAAAGCTGTGGGATGGACCGAAGAAAAACTACGTCGTACTTGGAACAATCAAATGAATCGAACTGGTTCTGCATCTGAAGCAACAGCGGCTGTCAAGTCTTTGATAGATGCATGGGAAAAACATTTGGCAAAAAACGAAGAAACTCTGCTTGATGACAAATATGTTCCGCCAGTTGTACCAAAAGATGCTGTTTCCATTTTAACTCCTATTATCAATAAAGCTATCTCTCCTTCAAAGGTTTTGAGTAGCTCGGTGAATACTAAAGAAGGTATACTAATCTTTAAATTGAAGACTGAAGGTAAACTTAAAGCAGTCGTTAATGTTTTAAACTCTGAAGGAAAAAAGAAAGTTGAAAGATTCAATCATGCTGTTTTAGATGATGGAGATGAAGAACATTATGATGACTATATCATATATGTATATTTTAACAAATAATTAAGATTTATAACGCTCCTTAAGCATAGATGGCGATGCGCTGGTTTTGTAGTCCAGACAGCTCGGCTCGAGTCCGGGAAGGAGCTCCACTTTTATCGTCGCGTGTCCGAGTTTGGTTAAAGGAACTCCGCTTGGAACGGAGTGCGAGCAGCAAGAGGCTGTTTGCCGTGGGTTCGAATCCCACCGCGGCGACCAATTTTAGGTAAGTCGAAGGCGGATACCTCCACCCAGCCATTTCAGTTGGGACTATGTGAATATGTTGAATAAACACTCCCTTCTTACCTATTTTATGGAGCGGGTCCAGGTTGGCCGATGGAACATGTTTGGAAAACATGTGGACCTCACGAGGTCTCAGGAGTTCGAATCTCCTCTGCTCCGCCATTTTAATACGGATATAATGTAGTGGTAACATGCACCTCTCAAGGTTGATCAGGTTGCTCTTGATCTTTATTGCAAAGCATCGTCTGTTCGATTCAGACTGTCCGTTCTTTTTCTTTTAATTGTCCCATGGTGTAACGGTAGCACCCTAGATTTTGAATCTATCGGTTCGGGTTCGAATCCCGGTGGGACTACCAATTTTCACAATGACTGTTGCATGTCAATGCGTAAGGCATGAACGACCGACGGGGACGCTGGTAGGTGTGCGTCGGCCTTAACGTGTGGTGACATGCGGTAAAGGGGACCAGCGTAGCATGTCAAAACTGAAACTGCCGAGGGCACGGCTGTAAAACGGTGAAACTCCGATGTACCAATTTTCCAAATGTGGGCCGTGATGATGTAATTAACGAGGCCATAAGAATAGGTGACTGCGTATGCGGTGATATGCTGTATCGAACTTACAGAGAAGCTTCCAACAAGACGACTAGACCGGATACTAGAACAAATTTCTACTATTCAAACTTCATCGTTCAACACATTTGTTTTTGCCGCCTGGACCTTACACTATGATTCGTTCATAAGCATCCAGGCGGTTCTAAAACTTTCGAGTATGACCCGACGCAGCCAAGCATCCAGGTCAAGCGTCGCCGTGGTGGCAATAACCGTCTTGTATGAAGATGACGTGGATAACTAACCATTATCAGTTTGGGAAACCAGACTACTCGAGGATGCGGATGAATGATTATTGTTTAGCCGGCAATAAACAGTCTGGCTACCGCATCCAATACTTTCAACGGGGTGAAGCTTTAATGGTGAAGCAGCAGGCTTTTAACTTGCAGAACTGGGATCGTTACCCAGCGCCCTGACCACTTTCCTTATAAATTAAACTATGACACCAACTCTTGCTACAAGTACATTCTGCGGCCCATGTAAAATGCTCAAATCTCGTCTTGACGCTGACGGTTTTTCGTATGCCGTTGCTGATATGATGGAAGACCGCATCTTCTTTCAGGAGAATGGTATCCGATCTGTTCCGACTCTTGTCACCGCCTCTGGGAACATATCTGGAGTTGATGCAATCTTGGCATATTTTCAAGAAAATCCGTAACTCGTTGGTTTTCAACGGGCTAAAAAAAATGAAAAAACCTGCATTTTTTCCTTTACAAGTCCGATTTTTTAGTGTATAATAATCTCGTAAGGCGAATAAAATCTCCGAACTGAAACTGATTCCAGCAACACTGGTTATCTGGTGGGGAACTTAAAAATTCCTGTAAAACATCCAGTGTATGTGTGCTCTGCTGCAATCGGGAATCTTAAAATAATTTATTTTTTGATTTACAAAGTCTGGAAATTAGATTAGTATTACAACATAATCAATCTGGTCGAGCGAATCAAATCGCGCGGTCTGAGAGATTCCTCGATCGTATCGCGTTCGTTGCAACTGCTCTTTGACATTTTCTGATTTTGAAAGGAGTCCTTCGGTCCCTTTCACCATACAAGGCCGCGAGTCAAATCGCGTCTGACAAAACTCCCCGCAACGGGTTGAGGTAAAGTCAGTATGTCAACCGATAAATTTTCGCTAGGGTTCACCGCTAAGCAACAGCCGTTTGGGCTGCCCGGGCATTAAACCGTTTGGGGATCAGGTGATAAATTTTCTGAGTCCAGTTAAGGAACGCGAAGAGGTCAAGTGTGCAACGTCGAATTCTAGAGAATAGCCCTGCATGCGAGCGCAACCTTCCCTACATCGCATAGGGCGCAACGGGTTCGAATCCCGTAGACTCTCAATTTACAATAAGGAGGTGGAAACAAAAAACTGGCGACGGTCAGTGAACAAAGCCAAGCGGTATGGCATCGGACTAATTACTCCGATTTCTTCAAGGGTTCAAATCCCTTTCTCCTTTCCAATTTACAACCGGGCTCGGTATGAGTGGCGATGTTCTCAGTGGGATTAAGTTCCCGCCTTCGGGTTGCTGAGGTTGTATGCCTGCCAAAGTTCATACATATTTTTCTAATGCTGCTATCGTCTAATGGTCAGGACATCTATTATAAATAAACATATGTCGAACAAAGGCGGATATAGACCTGGATCTGGTCGAGCAAAGAGTGGTTATTATAAAGGAATTTATTGTGGTAGCACCTATGAATTATGTTGGGTAATTTATTCGATAGATCACAACGTTAAATTTGAACGTTTCACCACGAAATTGGAAAGGAATGGGATAATTTATTATCCAGATTTTCTTTTGGATGATGGTAAGACAATTATTGAAACAAAGGGCTTCGAATGTCAAGAAAAGGTTGACATCAAAACAAAAGTAGCTGAAAGTTTTGGTTATACCGTAAATGTGCTACGCAGAGATGATTTAAAGGATATGTTTTCGTATGTTGAAAAAACATATAAAACAAAGAAGTTTTTTGAACTTTATGACAATTATAAGCCGAAATATAATTACATATGTGATTGCTGTAAAATAGAATTTTTTACAGATAAAAAACGAAAATTGGAAATAAAATTTTGCAGTAGAATTTGTGCTGGTCGAGGACATCGTACCATGTCCTCTGAAACAAAAATAAAAATATCTAAATCGCTTCTTGGAAGAAAATATGATTCTTATAAGAGGAAATATAAACAAGTTTGGATCAACAATGGATTGACAAATACGCGAATAAAGCAAGGTGAAAATTTGCCCGATGACTTTAAGTTCGGAAGAATAACGTCCTCATAGTTTATGTTGGTAGAACGCTGGCCTTTCAAGCCAGAGAGCTCGGATCGTCGCCGGGTGAGGATGCCAAATTTTAACAAGCAGATCGGGTTTCGATTACCCGTAGCAGTACCAAATCTTTTCGGACGGCTTGCAGGCTGTCTGAGCAAGTGAGTGAACATGATGAAATGGAACGCTGCAACGGTACTGCTCGTCATGAAGGTAATCGTCTAATAGAAGGACGCCGGGCGAGGAGCCTGGAGACATTGGTGCAAATCCAATTTACTTTTTGTCACTCACACGTTTTTTATATGGGGCGACTATGGAAGTCAGCAACAAAGCGCGCAGCTGTTTGGGTTCAATTCCCATTCGCTCCACCAATTTTCAAATAGCGGGTAGGACAAGATGGTTAGTCACTTGGCTCATAACCAAGATGCTGGGAGTTTCGAGCACTCCACCCGTAACCACTTTAAGATAATGACTATACCCTTGCGTTCGCCTAACCTGGTATGGCACTTACTTTGGGAGTAAGAATAATGTAGGTTCAAATCCTACACGCGAGACCACTTTATATATGCACACGTACTTTCAATGGTAGATGGCTTGATTGTCAATCAAGCGGATGCAGGATCAGTACCTGTCGTGTGCGCGCCAATGTTAAATATTATAAATAATATAGTATGACAGAAAAATACTTTAATTCAAAACCGGGCAGCATTTTTAATGCTGCATATGATGTCCTTTTAGGAAACCTAAACGAAGAAACCGACTATTCTCATTCAACAGGTAAAAACGAAAACTATGCTAAATTTCTAAAAGCAAATAAGGATAGAGTTGGAAAACCTATGATCGACGGAGGGCTTAAAGATAATCATCGCAATGCTGATAAAGTAAATGGCAATCCGGTTACTGGTGTAATTTACGCTGGCTCTGGTTGTGTCATTTTCACTGACAGCGGTAAAAAGACATTTGTTCAAATGAAGCCTGACTTAATGAATACATCTGATGGCACCGTTCCTTGGTCAACTTGGAAAGGTTATAGCGGAAATGCTTATATCTCTGCAAGCGCAGGCGAATTTAAAGACATTGCAAAGGCACTCGCCATTGTTGCAAAGGTGTAAGACTATTACTTTATAAATTCGTTCACGTGGTGGTGACGATTACAGGTGCCCTTCGGTCCCTACAGCGATGTTATGTCGCGACCGATACATTTTCAAACGGCATTAAGCTTTAATGGTGAAGCATCCGGTTCTTACCCGGAAGAACAGAGATCGTTACTCTGAATGCCGACCACTTTTTATATGGGCTGTTAGTAGAATGGATAGAACACTGCGCTACGAACGCATTGATCCAGGTTCGATTCCTGGGCGGCCTACCATTTTTGGTTAGAGTTGGAGTATGCACATGAAATTATGTAGAAGACGTACTATACATAAGAGTAAGACTAAGGAGCCGCTAACGTGATACTACACATCCCCTCGGTCAAAGGATATAACCAAACGTTTTCATGGGGTCATAGCATAACGGTAATGCACCTGCTTTGCAAGCAGTCGATTGTCAGTTCAAATCTGACTGGCTCCACCATCTTTAAAATGCCGCGGTAACCGAATTGGTATAGGTACTTGCCTTAGAAGCAAGGTTTTGTGGGTTCGAGTCCCACCTGCGGTACCAATTTATGGGCGTTCTCTGGAATGGAAGTTTAAAAACCGAAAGGTATCTTTTGGGTTCAATTCCCAAGCGCTCCACCAAATATTTCAATGTGGACTATGTTGTAATGGAAGCATCCTTGATTGTGAATCAAGCCGCACGGGATCGTACCCCGTTAGTCCAACCAATTCTTTATGGAGGTATGACAGAGTGGGAATGTATCTGTTTGCTAAACAGCAGTCAGCCTTGACCGGCTGCGTGGGTTCGATCCCCGCTGCCTCCGCTCTTTCTATGGGTCGTTCGTTTAATGGATAGGACTGAGGATTTCTACTCCTCCAATGCAAGTTCGATTCTTGCACGACCCACCAACAATTTCTATGGCCGTGTAGCCGAATTGGTATAGGCACCAGACTTAAAATCTGTAATCTGTGGGTTCGAGTCCCACCACGGCTACCATTTTATTAAATCGGGGTGGAGCAGTATGGTAGATGCTTCCGACTCATAATCGGGTAATAGCGGGTTCGATTCCCGTCGCCCCCACCAAACATTTATCAAACAGAGTCGTACCGTTGTCGGCATCCAAAGTCATGAAAGGCGGAGGTTAGGTAATAAGTGGGACGAAACCCACACGGCGCCATTTTCAAATTTTAACTCCTGAGTAGCTCAGCGGCAGTAGCGGGTGACTGTTAATCACTAGGTCGTTGGTTCGATCCCAACCTCAGGAGCCATTTTATGGGTACATAGTGTAGCGGATTGCATTATACAATTGAACGGATGATGACATGCATCAATTGCATCTTAGTAAAGAAGTACACGCGGGTATAAAGACTCGAGGGCTGAGTTCGACTCTCAGTGTATCCACCAATTCAAATGGGGTGCGGTAAAGCGTAAGGCAGGGTTTTTTGTAATTGATTCATTTCAAGCCCGGGAGGTTAGATTCCTCTGCACTCCACCAATTTCAATTGTGGGAAGCTAAAGTAGCGATGAATGATTTTTGATCAGACATTCATGAGGCGTTTAAGTCCCTGTCTCACAGCCTTTCTTATGCCGGGTTAGCACAGCGGTAGTGCAACTGATTTGTAATCAGTAGGTCGTCGGTTAAAATTCATTTTGTATAAATAAACTTATGGATTACAAACGAATTTATGATGATCTTATAGCATATCGCCAAAGAAATATAATACATTCGTGTTATATTGAAAAACATCATATCATTCCTCGTAGTTTAGGAGGGACTGATGATGCATCTAATATTGTTGCTCTCTCGGGTAGAGAACATTATGTAGCTCACTTGTTATTAGCTAGATTTACTAAATGTCGTGAAATGATTTATGCATTGTGGATGATGCAATTAAAGTCATCTAAAAATTGCGATAGACCATGTATTAAGAGTGGCCGTATGTATGAATGGACTCGCGAACAATTTGTTAAGTATCTATCTGAACATTCTAAGATTACGTCGAAAGGACAACGCAACAGCCAATATGGTTCACGTTGGATAACCGATGGTACTAGTAATATAAAGATTAGTAAAAAAGACAATATTCCAGAAGGGTGGTTATCTGGAAGAACTATTAAAACTCAAACTAAATACTTTACATGTAATCATTGTGATATTGTTTTTACAAATAAAAAAAAGAAAAAATATTGTTGTAAACAATGTGAAAATTCCGCGAAGCCTGATACTGTAAAACAAAATTTTATTGCATTAAAAAATGCATATGATAGTCATAAGTGTTTAAGTAGAGCTTTTACTGATACTGGTATAGCTTATAATGGTAATCTGTTTAAACGTTTTTTTGATTTGTATAATGCCGTAGTCGCATAGTGGTCGATTGCACCGGTTTTGTAAACCGGATTGGTAACAGCGTCGTGGGTTCGAATCCCACCTGCGGCTCCAATTATAAATAGTAACATGGAACATAAACCTAATTCAATATTTGAAGCAGCGGCTAGCGTATTATTTGATGAAGCCGTTCAACCGCCTCCTAGAGTATCTCGCGAAATTACATATGTTAATGAGCATGGTAATACTCGAGTTTCTTCAGTTAGTCAAGCTAGCGAGGCCCAAGAAATTAAAACAATCAAAGCACTTGGAGGCAAGATTGTTAAAATTGTATCGGTGACTCACTGACACATTCAAGTTTCATAAATTTTCTATTCGTGGTGATATGAGTCAGTTACTTCTATTATCATCAGACGAGATGCAGTGTGCAAGTCCTGCCGCTGCTACCGTATACATATCCTAACAGTATGTGTATACCGTTGCAGTGTAGCTTAAAGTAGAGCGCGAAAAACACTGACTCAAACTGTTCCCGAAAGAATGCATCTGTAGCTCAGCGGTTAGAGCACCTCCTTGATAAGGTGGGGGTCGTTGGTTCAATTCCAACCAGGTGTACCAATTTTATGCAGATGTAGCTCAATGGTAGAGCGTTACGTTGCCAACGTGAATGTTGTGAGTTCAAATCTCATCATCTGCTCCACTTTATATCGGCGTTAAGCTTTAATGGTGAAGCATCAGGTTTTTACCCTGAAGAACTCGGATCGTTACCGAGAGCGCTGACCACTTTATTCCGAGGTTAGCCTATGTGGTTAAGGCCCTGCTCTGTGAAAGCAGCCAACTTGGTTCAAATCCAAGACCGCGGACCATTTTTAATATGCTCCTATAGCTCAGAGGAAGAGCGCGTCCTTGGTATGGACGAGGTCGAGATTTCAAAATTCTCTAGGAGCTCCACATTTTAAATTGCTCCTAAAGCGTAGATGGCGACGCAGTTGTTTCGTAATCAACAGAGGACGGCTCGAGTCCGTCTAGGAGCTCCAATACTTTATTTGCGCACGTGATGAAACTGGTAGTCATGTCATCTCGAGAGGGTGATGGCGGAAACGTCTTGTGGGTTCGAGTCCCACCGTGCGCACTTATAAAATTCTCGTTTACATATAGATTATAGAAGCTTTATGTATAGCAGAGATTAGGTGAATATATACACACATGCATTTTATTATGTGCTGTATGTGCGCTTAACATAATATGAACAACAATATTATAAAGATATAGAATATAGAGGTGCGCTTGAGTATCGTTGACGGAATCAGTCGCGAGATTCTACGAGATACAATAATAGCGAGTCAGATCCGCCTCAAATTTTAAAAATCAGAAATGCCGATGTGATGAAATGGTAGCACGTGATAGTTTCAAAAACTATTGCCTTCGGGCGTGTGGGTTCGAGTCCCACCGTCGGTACCATTCTTCTTCTTAACTTATTGTAATAAATATTCACAGCATGAATATCTTAGTCCTTTGCCGAACTAAAAATAGAGCATCACGCGATTTAACGCGGTTGTTGTCACGACATGGCAACGTGAAAATTATAACAAATCCTTGGACTGACATGCACGGATATACCCATCTAACAAGTGACGCATTGCGATCAGGAAACACACGCCAAACCGTAGCGTGGGATGCTGCGTTCAAGGATATTGAATTGGTCGACACATGGTTTATCGAGGATGACGTTGCTGCAACTGAGCGCTCATGGCAAACGCTATTTGATGTTGCCACAGAGTTTGATGAAGAACTGCTGACTACTCATTTTTCAGATGATGTGAATGCCAATCAAAAATGGCATCATTATGATGCAGTAAAACAGTATTTTAAATTCCCATACATCAGTCAAAATCAAATATGCCGTTGTAAGAAGTCCTTGATTGAAAAGGTGTTGAGTTTTCGACAACGGCACAACCGATTTGTGTTTCATGAAGCACTGCTCGCATCTTTATCCAAATCACGATATGATCTAAGCTGCGATAACCGTCTTGATTTTTCAAGTTTTAACTGGGAATGCCGCATTCCCAACTTTGAGCGAATAGATGAACATTGTTCGTTATATCATCCAATCAAGGACAGCGGTTTGCATAAACTTATCTCAAATTATAAATAGAGTTATGCCGCAATGCGCGCATACCTATTCTTATAAATATCTTATATATGAACAAATTCCATTATTACGACGATCCTTTGGTTCTAGCTGCTAAGAACCTTCTTGAAGGGAAAA